AAAAAGAAGAATTAGAGAGTATTAATCGTGTATCTGTATTTTATAGAGAGTATTTATGTCAAATTGTAGGTGACGAAGAGAATTTATTTAGAGCAGAACATATTAGATATTACGATGGTTATGTCGAGCGAGATACGCAAGGGTTGTCAACTCTCATCCTGACGAACCTAAATGGTGAGGAAGTAGATGAGAGGAGACCTGTAAATGTGTTTACAGGAGTCGACCCTGCATCTAGTACCAAAAGAGGAGCAGACTTTAGTGTTATATTTAATATTGCTATCGATGAAGATGGTAATAGATTTGTTTTGCCCTATTACAGAAAACGTGCAACTCCTTTAGATTTAGCAGATTCTATCATAGATAACTTCAGATTGTATAAAAGTGCTAAAACAAGAATAGAATCGGTAGGTTATCAGGAAATGTTACGTCAATACATTAAAGAAAAATCTACAGAAATGGGTATGTTTATCCCTGGTTTAGAGATAAAAGAAAACCCTAGAACATCAAAATCATACAGATTGGAGAGTTTGCAGCCATTATTTGCTAATGGAAGTGTATATATACAGCATAGTATGCAAAATTTACTTGACGAGCTTCTTTTATACCCTAGAGGTAAACATGATGACTTGTTAGATGGTTTTTTCTATGCTAATAAAAACGCATATAAACCTCATCATGAAGCGTCAGTTAAGGACGATCAAGACGATTATTACTATTATGGAGAAAAAAACTGGAAAACTATGTAAATAGTTCTTGACAAATCCATAAAAAATGTGTTAATTTCAGATTGAATTGTATGCAAATTGATTTAGTGAAATATTATATGACGTTAAATACGTTTAAAAAAGAATTAAATGATTTGTTAAACACCAAAATACCAGAAGGGTATATAGAAGTAAATGCCGAAAAACATAAAGAAAAGAACTGCGAGAACAAGAACCCAAAATTATAACGACTTAATAGATGTTTACGGTTATAATGTAGGTAAAAAGAGAAGAGTTGATTCAGAAATCAACGAAGAAGTAGAACTTTCTTTAGAATTGTTTAGAGAATACAAATCATCAAGAGAACTTTGGGCAGAGAAATATCAAGAAGCAGTTGAGTTCAGAGCAGGGGCTCAATGGTCTAATGAAGAAAAAGAAGTATTAGAAGCTAGAGGACAAGCTCCTATAGTAGTAAATCGAATCCATCCTATCGTAGAGACAGCAAAATCTTTACTAACATACAATTCACCTCAATTTCGATCTACTGGAAGAGAAGACTCTGATTCTAAAACAGCTAAAGTAATGTCTGACCTGTTCGCTTGGGTTTGGGACGTTTCAAGTGGAGACGAAGAACTAAAAAGAGTTATAGATGATTATTATGTAGGAGGTATGGGAGTATTTTCTATATATCAAGACCCTATGGCTGACTTAGGTAAAGGAGAAGTTTTTATAAAAGCTATTAATCCTTTAGATGTTTACATTGATCCAAACTCTAAAGACCCTTACGGAAAAGACGCAGCTCACATAATAGTAGGTAAATACATAACAGATGAACAAGCTATGCAAATTTATCCAGATTTTATGGATATTATTGAAGATGCAGACTCTCATCAAACAGACAATGAAGATTATCCTACTACAGACTTAGCAGCAACAGAGGGTCAAATATTTGACGGGGACGATGATAATCCTTATCATACAAAAAGAAGATTCTTAGAGAGATACACAAAAGAAATGCATATGTATTACAATGTATTTGAACCTTTTTCTCAAAATGAATACTTGTTTAATGCACAAGAAATGCTAGAATATGAGTCTAGATACTACATAAAGTTAAATAAAATGACAGGAGAAGAGGTTATTCTATTTGACGAAACTTCAGTAGAAGAAATGATGAACCTTATTCAGACTCAAGGAACTATGTTCCATTTTGTAGTTCCAGAACCTGAAATAGATGAAGAAGGAAACATTATTCCTCAAGACCCTATTAGAACTCCAGGTATGGAAGATGACTCTCCTGGTGCAATACCAGGGAGTACTACTGTAATTACTCCTATTACAACAGAAGAATTGATTGGAATGGAGAAGATAGCATCTAATGAGATAGAGAAATGTTGTGTTAAAATGACTGTTTCTGTTGGTGAAAACTTATTATATACAAGAATATTACCTACTGAGGAATATCCTATTGTCCCTGTAATGAATCATCATCATAGAAATCCTTATCCAGAATCAGATGTAAGATTATTTAGACCTTTACAAGAATATATTAATAAAATTAGATCATTAATTATAGCACATGCTTCTACAAGCACGAATGTAAAACTCTTAATACCTAGGGGTTCTGCAGATATTCGCATGATTGAAGAAGAATGGGGAAGAGCAGGGACCAGTGTTATTGAGTTTGATGCCGAATTAGGTGCACCGATTGTGGCAGGTCCAGTACCTCTTCCCAACGAATTATATAAAAACGAAGCTGATGCCAAATATGACCTAGAATATGGTTTTGGTATCTTTGAACTTATGCAAGGAAGCTCTCAAGGGGCACCTTCTACTTATAGAGGAACATTAGTAGTAGACGAATTTGGACAAAGAAGAATCAAATCAAAGAGAGATGACATAGAAAATATGTTAAATCAAGTTGCGAAAGTTGCAATTCCTTTAATGCAACAATTATATACTGAAGAAAAAGTTATTAGACTTGTTCAACCTAATGGAACAGAAAAAGAAGAAAGATTTAATTTCTATAAAGAAATGGAAAATGGGGATGTACAAAAATTCCATGACATTGGAACTGGTAAATACGATGTTGTAGTAGTATCTGGTTCTACATTACCAACAAATAGAATGGCTTTATTACAAACATATCAAGAATTATATCAAGCTGGATTAATAGACCAGGTAGAAGTACTTAAGAAATCAGAACTTGTAGATGTAGAAGGCGTATTAGAGCGTTCTGGCCAAATGAAACAAATGGCGCAGCAAATGCAAGCTATGGAAGAAGAATTAAAGAAGGTCAAGGGAGATCTTCAAACCGCTACACGTGAAGAAATACATGCTAAGAAACGTTTAGAGGTAGAAAAATTCAGTGGCGATTTAGATAAAATATCTAATCGTGCTGAGGCGGCAACTACAATATATAAAAATAGACTTGCCGATGTTGAAAACAATCTAATAAGCTCTGTTAGCGCAGTAGAAAGCGAGATGGAGAGTTAGGAGAAAAAAGAAAATGAGTGAAATCAAAGAACAACAACAAGAACAGACACAAGGTGTAGATGATCAAGTTACAGAAGCGCAGACTGCAGAAGCTCCTGTAAAAGAGGAAGACATTTTCGCATCTATCTTTGGAGATAATTCTAATGAGTTTATAGCTCAACAGGATACACCCCAAGATAATGTAGTCAATGAAACTTCTGAACATGTACAACCAAGTGATCCAAAGGAAGACAATAGCCAATTTCAATATTGGCAAAGTCAGGCAGATAAACGTGCAGCTGAAGTAGAATTATTGAAATCGCAAGTGTCAGATTTAATGACAAAGCAATCTCAACCTGCTCAAGCAGCACCAGTGGAAAAGGAAACAGCTGTATTAGAAAAACCTGTTAAACCTAAGAAGCCTTCTGACTTCGATCATTCCGAGGCAATAACTGACCCAGACAGTGCTTCTGCTAGATACATAGCAGCAAGAGATGGGTATGTAGAAGAAATGTCAGATTATATGCTAGCAATGGAGGATAAGCGTAATATGGAATTAGAACAAGCTAAAGCGGTTCAAAGAAAATCTGCTCAAGAAGCAGAACTTATGACTGATTTACAGACTAATTACGATTACACGCCTGCGCAAGCTAGTGATTTCTTAAAAAAGATGACATCTCCAGAATCTTTAACCTTAGACAATTTAGTTAAGTTACATAGAATGGATTTAAATGAAGGTCAACAGACTGTTCAACAAATATCCAATATGTCTATGGAAAAACAAGCTGTAATGTCTAATAGGTCACAGAAACTAAGCATACCTAAACCTGTAGCGGTTCAGCCAAGTGCCAATATGCAGTCATCAAAAAAGACAGCAGAAAACACAATGATGGATTCTATGCTTTCAGATTATAAGAAGAGGAATCCGTTTAGCTAAATAAAGGGGAAAAACGATGGCTAACATATATAGTATTAATCCTGGGGAAGCTGTTCAGGGAACATCGATTGACGTCGATAGACGAATCTTTAACTTCGGTGAAAGAGTCGCAGAACTAGCTCCTCAACAGTCACCTTTCTTCACTTATTTATCTAATGTTGCTAAGAAACCTACAGATGACCCTGTATTCAAATTCTTAGAACAAAGACATCAATGGCAGAGACGTAATTTCCAGATGCAATCAGCTAAAACAGTCGGAGACTACGGTACCGACGCTTTTGCTATTATCACTGGAGATAACTTCTATGTAGATTGTCTATATGATAAATTTGGAAGAGAAGTGTCAACAGCAGTATCACCTGAGTTCTTGCTTGAAAACCAAATCGTTGCTATAGAGTGTCAATATGACGCTAATGGTAATGACGGTGGAGCAAATAACGAAGTAGATGCTATTGCTTATTACAAGATCACAGCAGCACCAACAACAGATGCTGCAAAAGCTAAGATTGTATCAGCTACATTCTTAAAACTTAAGTTAGTTGCAACTCGTTCAGCGGACGGTGCAACAGCAGCAACTTCAGGATTTCAAACTCCTGCAAGTGCTTCTAAACTTATTTTTAGAGATAACTATAAAGGTCAAGTTGTAGGTTCAGCATTTGCTGAAGGTGGAACTGAGCCAGAATCATGGGCTGATGAATTCTACAACAGAGAAGGATACTGTCAGATCTTTAAGACTTCAGTACCTCTATTCTCTGGTACAGCTTTAGCTACACGTTATCGTGGAATTTCTAACGAATACATGAGAGTTTATCAAGAAAAACTTATGGAACATAAGATGGATCTTGAGCACGCTTTCTTATTCGGTATTGGTTCTGATGATTCAACAGCAGATGGTCCTATTCGTAGAACATGGGGTATCGTACCTTACACTGAAGCATATGGTAAAGTTAAAACTTTTGCTTACGCTTCTAGTAATTACGACCACTTCATTGATGCAATGGAAGACGTATTTGCTCCAGAATCTGGTAACAGTGGAGAAAAACTAGTATTATGTTCAAGAAAAGTATTATCATGGTTGAATAAACTTGGTGGTACATCTTTCTTAGGTAATACAATGGCTTTAAATAGTCAAGTTGGTAGTGGATTAGATATTCAGAACATTCAAGGTAGTTTCGGTCACGCAGTAACAAGAGTTTCTACAATTTATGGAAACTTAAACTTCGTAGCTGAGCCACTATTTAGAAATGCTCATGAAAACACTGCTATCATGATCGATTTGAATAACGTAGCATACCGTCCATTAATGGGTAACGGTGTTTCACGTGACACTCAAATCATTACAAACGTACAAAACAGAAATGTTGACGGTAGAAAAGATATGGTTCTTACAGAAGCAGGTCTTGAAATTCAATTACCTGAAACACACACTGTGTTACAGTTTAGTTAAGTTAATCGGGGGAGTTGAAATATACTCCCCCATTTAAGGGGGGCCCAATGGGTAAAGTAAAATTAATAAAAGATGCAAGCGGCAAGGTTATAGGCGCTGCAAATAAACTTGGTGAGAAGCTTAGAAAATCTAAAAGCAAAACAAAACCAAAAACAGGTAATATGTCTGATTTGTCTAGTGTGAAAACAGGCAAAATAAACAGACAAGGCGGCGGCTGGAAGACAGATAAAAATCCAAAAACAGATGGTGTTTTTAGACAGCCTAGATCAAGTAAATT